TGCATATTAAGAAATGTTGGTTAATTGTGTTAAAATAACCAACGCGGTTTTCTTTCCCGGAAACTCATAGAGTCGCTAAAAGAGAAAACAAAAAATTTACATTGTAAAATACTACAATCTACATAAAAATTTTCAAGCCTCACCCCGGCAAAAGGGCCTAATTCTTTATCGACTTATAGGGAAAAGTCATTCAAGCCTCACCCCGGCAAAAGGGCCTAATTCTTTATCGACTTATAGGGAAAAGTCATAATGTCCTTATACAGAACTAAGGAGCAATGGAGGGCAACCTAAGAAGAGACCAAATTGGAAATCTTCTCCGATTGACCGCCATATATTATTATATGTATTGTTCCGAAAACCAAATCCCACCAAACTGTTCGGAATGTTAGTAGTTACCCCCAAATTATTAGTAGCCATTACAACGTCATTAAGATGACATTTAGCTAGGTTATAATAAGGGACATCTACTGCAATCATATTGGTATTGGAATCTTGGATAGCCCACGCAGCATTTAATGTAGCCGCAGTAGCTGGTTTTCCCAGTGTTGCATCAAATACAGGTATAATGGTTGAGGATGCTCCATACATTGTAGCTAAAGATGTGTTCGGAATATTTGCTGCCAAAGCGACTTCCCCAACTTGATTGTAAACATCTGTCAAACGTACTGATCCTCTTGCTACTGCATACATGGGTGCTAAAAAGCAATACATATCACCACCAAAGGTGGGTGGAGCAAAAGCTCCTGTAGCTGCGTTTTCAGTGCCCAAAGATATAAACCAAGGCCACATATACCATGCGTTGACGTTTGCATCAGCAACAGATCTATAAACCTGCGTAGGTCGAGCTAACAATTGGCGAATGGATAAAATCTTTTCACCAACAGATGTCATTGCAGCTCTAATGTTTTCCTTAACACTAAGGCCTCCAATCCCTTCACAAACTAATTCACCCACTTGTGGTATAAAAGGTTGAATAGGTGAGGGACATGGTGCAGCTAGCTCATAATCCGGTCCTCCAGATAAGTACATTAATATTTCAACAGTACTACTGCAAGTTTCAGGTGCTCTCAGCACATTTAGAACCGTTATGTCTAATTGTCCTGATGCAGATCCAACTTTCAGGTAGTTAACTGCTTGTAAGTAAGGTAAATCCAAACAAATTTCATCTCCTTCCCGAATGTCCACAATTTCTCGTAACGCATATTGCGCACTACCATTGTAAACAGGGGCAGTTAATAAAGTTTGAGTAGGAGTCCATACTATGGCTATTCTACCAGAATGGAAATCAGTTTTCACTATCTTCAATACAAGTCGAATAGATCCCCTCCACATCCCAAATAAATTAGATAGATAAAAGAAGGGTGCTCCACTTCGATAAGTATTAGAAACAGCGTGACCTTTAGTTCCAGATATATAACTAGACGCCTGTTGAGGTCCAATTAGTTCATGAAATAATGATGTTCCAACCGCATTTGATGTTGTCCACGATAGGACTCGAGTTATTGTACTAACTTTAAACAAAAAGTCCAATGACATTTCATCTGCTCCTGAAGGATAGATATCTTCTAACAATTCAACCTTATTGTCGTTGGTGGCAGCTAGTTTAAAACTAGGGTCAGCACCATCACAATTCGGAAAGAAATGATTATATTGGCGTACCATATAATGAGGAGTATCTAAGATGTTTGGTTTAGCATACCCTAAAGCTCCTGCTAATCTACTCATTACTCTGGTAGCCCATGATACGGGTCCCGCAACGGCAGATATACCAGGAATACCTGACACGGATCCTGCCATTGTTGAAATAGTAGATAAAGCATTGGATACTGGTCCATCTCCTAATTTTTGAACTTCTTCCTCTGAAGGAGGTCGTTTAAATGTTTTGGAAGCAAATCGCTTCTTTGACCTGGGTCCCTGAGGTATAGACGGTGCAGCCATCTCAAAATCTTCCCAAGATAAGTACATGTTAAGATCAACAGCTGTTTGACCAGAAGCTCCAGTTCGAAGAGGGGATAATACATGAATAAAATAATCCCCCCAATCATAATTGTTGGTTTTAATGTCGTACCAATCGGCAGGTGCAATAAAGGGTATTTTTAGTACAGCTGTTGTTTCTCTGCAAGATAGTTCGACACCAGGTAATTGTCGCAGAGCAGCCAAATTCAAAGTACGTGCGGTGTATAAAGGAACATTAGATGCGTACATTTGAGTACCCATAGGCAAGTAAGAAACATAAATTTTCCCAGCCTGAAACGGATTAGCATTCACTTGAACTCGTAATACGGCTGTACCGCGCACTAAATTAAATCCAGCATATTTATTGCTCCATACGGTATTGCTTACAAGTTTACCTGCTATTCCTCCACTAACCAGTGATGCTCCAGAAGCAGAGGCAGTGGTCCAACTAACAGAACCTATCAGTTGTGGTTTAGCAAAGAAATCCCTCATAGATTGATCGATAATTGGTAAATTATCAACATGTTGAGTTATTCCTTCAGCGGTATTGACATTAGCATCTTCCACAAAAGTAGTTGTTCTATCTGAATGGATCATGGTAGTGTCAAATTCTCCAATGCCAGCACTGGATGCCTGGCGTAATAATGATGTTGTTGTTTTTTCAGCAAGTGAATTCATTCAACAAACTACTCCACTTAAAGTAGTTCGTCTAGTTAGGGTCTTGGATTTCGGCGTCAGCCACGGCATCCTAGAAATAAGAGTAAAAACTCCACCGTTTGTCTATCTTGTTTGATTCGGCTTAATCTTGGTTTATCTAACATTTATTCTAAGAGCTATTCATAACAAGTCTATAACAGAGCCTTCGACTAAGGTTGTGTTTCCTCTTTAGTATTCACAAGTGGTAGATCGATAAGCTGCAAAAGCAGTTTTTCGAAATAGAAAGTCCACACGAATACCCAGTTCTCTACACTCTCTAATAAGAGGAACAACATACTGTTCCCATATAGAGGGAGGATGCGCAGAGAACTCTTTGATACAAAAATTGACTGTATCAGGAATAGCCTCTGGAGGGGCTCCTTTTTTTGTCCACATTACCATTTCTAATAACGTTTCGATAACAAGGGCTCCACACCATTGACCATCCAAATCATGGATACGAAAATGTCTCTTCAGATAAGTTCCTTCCACCAGTTTACGATGAGTATATTGAGTGTCGGATTTATCTTCTGGAGTATATTTCATACCCACCAACTGAAACTTAGTAGTTAGAGTTGTCTGAGAAATTACTTTAGTTAATTCTAATGGTATAGATATAACTGAATCATCTCCAAAAGTTTGATTAACAATCTTCCGAATAGGTTCTAATTTTCCACGTTCCTTCAGTGTAAAAGTTTCAGGTTCAACTAAATGGCTCATTTCTACATAGGTAATAGTCACTTGATTATTCAAAGAATTCAAATGGGCAGTTCCAGGTAAACCAGAAACCATACCACCATTATAGATATAAGTTTTTGTCACCTCATCCCATGTTAATTTACCCTCTATCTCATCCATTTTAATATTTTCATTAAAAACTCCAATGTGAATTGAGTGAATAATAACATCCTTCAAAGCTTGACGTATCATACGATCTTGCTCAGTGGAATTGTAATAGTACTGCTCTGCTAAATCAAAAACTCGAGTCTGTACCTCAGGATGAGTTGATCCATCAAAGTTTGAAATATCCCCAAAACAGTTGTAATCTCCAGCGGCTTGTAGCACTTTCGCTGTGAGACCCCAATCTGATCCGAAAGGATTGGTTCCAACTCCAATTCCATTTAATATTTTATTATCCTCCAACCAAGAAAAGAATGCTCCATAATACTTTCTCACTAAGAAAGTGAGTGAAGCTGGACACCCATTGAAAAGACGAGTTTTACCATCCATTACTTTATCATATGGACGGCGCTCATCTTTCAAATAGGAAGTAAAATAATAATAAGGCAATTCCCCATTCAATATCAATTGTTCATCATGTTCAATTTGTTTAACCATATTGATCCAGTGTTCACTAGTAAATTCGTAATCGCCTTCGTATCCTAACATTTCTTTCTTTCCATCTTTCAAGTAAAGATTCCAAGGAAAACATAAGGAAGTGCTTCTTGGAACACCTTTCCCGTAACCAGGCTTACCAGCTGCCGCTTCTTCATTAGTCCAAATACAAGGTGGTTTTGTTGGGTCACTACGTGACCCAGCGACCACTTTACTCCAAACCATTTCTACAGCAGCATCTAATAAATCTAGATTCAGAGCTGGGCGACTCAAGGAAACCTTTTGTCGAGCTAGAGCTATAGGGTCAATTATTTCTCCATCTCGTATGAAAGGTTTCAATTTCGCCGGTATACACTCCGCCGGTGCCAATTTAGAATGCAAATCAGTTTTCTTAATTTTAGATATACTAGGCATTTTTAAATTAGGCACAACAGAAGGTAAAGGAATAAGATTATCGGGCAATCCACCCACTTGAGCTATATTAATTTTTTCAAATTCTTGAATTGGATTAATTTCACTTTCAGTGAGTGGGTGGCTGGCACTAGATACATTATAAACAGCTTTAAAATAATCAAAGGCATCAATAATTTCTGATAAATCTAGTGCCGTAGCACTACCTGATTCTCCATTTCCTGCTGCATGAATACCACAAATATATAATTTGGATACTCTCACATCAGTCATAACCAATGGTAGCCCACAATCTCCTTCAACAGTTTTGAGTGGATGACAATACATCAAAGGACACACAATGCCATCGTATTTAAAATCTTTAACAGGGACTATAATGTCTGAACAAACAGAGAATAAGTTTTCCCTGTGAGGATAAATTAGTCCACCGTAAAATTTTGACAATACAATGGGATCTGTTGCAATGGGAATAAACTTAGTAATGTCTGGGCAGTTTGCGAAGCCACTCGGAAAATACCAATATCGTTTGTCCCCTGTTACAGTTAAATCCTCTGCGTTATATTTATCATCTGGAACTACAGAATCAATGTCTCGATAATAATAGCTTGACACAGATTCTGGAGCACTAACATTCCACACATCTATTTTCATATCTGGATGACTCTCATAATGAGATTCTAACATCCAATAGAAATGATGAGGAGATATAGCCATCCTCTCTCTCAAAAATAGGAAATAACCTGTTCGTTTATAACCATGAATCCTCCAAGCATAAATATTTCTTGTAACAATCTTATTTATAACCTGTGTGTGATTTTCCGTTAATAGTGCTCCTTGAGTTCTAAAATCTTTTGAAAAAGTTTTTGTCGGTCTAGATTTGGCTTTCATCTTCTGCAGATTTCTCTGTTTTAAAGGATAATCACCAGCTTGAGATCTAAAATACTTTTGAGTCAGAAAATAAACACCTCCAGCTATTGAGAGTAATCCCAACAAACTTGGAATAATAGGATATCGAAAACTGACATCCTTTATTTTTTCTAGGAAAACGAAACACTGATTAATTGTTCCAGTTACGACACTCCGAAATTTGTTTTCTGCATCAGCAATGGCTTGTAAAAAATCTTTCACTTCGCTATTAAATTGTGCACTAAAACATTGTTCTCGAAATTTCTCATAATTGAAATTATTTCTTTTTGCCGTATCGAAAATATGGAATTCCCTGAATAAAGATAGGGATTTCTCACCATTTTGTGGGATAAATTCCTTGTATTTATTACGAAACGCGTCTCGTTCCTCAAGCCCGCTTTTATAACAATTCTGAATCAAATGAAGGAAATCTTTTTGATCCATATGATGCTGCAAAAAATCTACCGCACAAAATTCAATTAGTTGATCCCAATCCAAAGGTTCAGTACTTATAAAACGATCTTGAGTTGATTGATGATTAATATTGTACTTATAAAACAAATATATATCCATTGAATAGTTAAATCCACCCTTCATAGGGGCAAGTTTTGCTTTCACAGGACACACTTGTCTAGTATCAATATCGGCATTTGGATCTACAGAATACTCGGGCTTAACAGTTACCCACCAAACTCGTCCCATTCTGCGAGCAAGAGCTTTAACCTCTATTATACTCTTGATTTCTAACAAATTGGTTCTGTTAGTATTCATGATCACAGCTCTGGATGTAAAGTTCTTTCGTCCTTTTTCAGCTAATGAGGCACCTGAAATGTTAAAATTTTTACAATTAACACCGTCAAAGGCGACATAGAGTTCAAAGTTTTCTAACCCAATGGTATCAACATTCTGTAAAAATTCATCAATGACAAACACATATTGACCATGATAATTGGACATATACTCGTCTGTTTTATTCATGTAACATATACTATCATTTTGACTACGCTTAAATTTTTCTAACTCAAGATCAGTCATAACTCTAGTTAAAAGTTCAACAATAAAAACAGGGGTTAAAGTTGATTTACCAACCTTGGTTCCTCCAGCGAAAGTGGAAGACCAAGGAGTAGCTCGAGGTCCATTATTTACTACATTATTATTGGCCAATAAATCTAAAATGGGTTTTATAGCTTGTTTTAGATATAGAGCTGTTCGTAAATAAGGACTATGATGAGAATCTTTGGGTATAGTGGGTATCAACATATCTAACCGATAATCCAATGCAAATATAATTTGTGCTGAATCATAATTAAATTCCAGATCACCATTCGCAAAACTTCGAACTGCCTTCGGAACTTCTTCCTCAAGCAAGTCTAGTTCTGGAAATGGTGAAGAGCCACCAAATTTAAATCCAGGAACACCTAATTTTTCTGACAAGAACATTAAAAATTGATTAATAATATTTGAGAAAAACTCGAATGTAAAATCCATATTTTCAGATATCCTTTTCATATTTTTGGTGTTATTCCAAAAGTCCTCAATCACACTATCTCCGCACTTATTAAATGCAGAATAGTAGAGATAACTCATCATAGCTGTAGTAATCATCTTAATAGACGGACTGTCACAAACTCCCTGGGGCTTCCACCCCATAGAAGGTTGTGATTCATCCGATAAAAAGATTCTTACGAGCTGGGTCAATCTTAAATCATTGGCAAAGACAAATGTTAAATATAAACCAACTCCATAAAGAGCCATTGTGATTACTGGGTGATTAAATTCTTGTTTTAAAAAATAAAGAATTACACACACAATAACCAAAACAGTTCGTTTATCAGTCACAGTCTCAGGAAGCTTATCCAAAAAGTTGTTGACAAGAGGTATAGAATGTTTAATATCTATTCCCTTGTCAATAACTTTTGTTGTCTCCCCCACTGATTGAATAAATTCAGTTAGTAGACGGGACATTTCCTCGTTTGGCCCAAGTTTGAGTTCAGGAAGTAGACTATCGAATAAACCTTGCATAACAAAGTTCATTCGATCTCTAGCTTTTTGTTTCTTCAAAAGTCGATTTACTTTCTTTTTAACTTGTAAATCGCGCGTTATCCTAACAAATGACTGCGGATAACGTGTGATATTGCAAACTCGTTGATGTCGCTCATGATTGAGCTCGGAAATGGATTTAGCTTGACTATGCCAAACAGATCTCTTCTGAAGCCACTTATGAACAAACAAAGATTGTAAAAATTTTTGTCTCTTCTCAAATAAATAATTATTACATACTAACATATAGTTATGAAATTCTTGAAATTCCATATCTAATTCACTAGTTTGTACATCTCTTATCTGTTTGAGAATTGCATCTTCCAAATAAAACTTCTTTAGTAACATAGTTCTATTGAAATGTAAATATTTATCAATCTCAGAGTAATAATTAAATAAACGATTATCAATAAAAGGTAACAAATCGTAACGTGTAAATTCTAAATCGAGAGGTATAATTCCATGATTGTTCTGTCGTCGTTTTTCAGCAATAAATGCGACCTCTGTTGCATCCATATGTCGACGGTATAATTCATCATCTATTTCCTTCCAGAAATAGCAAGTCATTTCATTATCCATATAGGCATATCTTTCAATTTGCAAATGCTGTTGACGAGCAACCACATCGTTTAAAAGGTCTTCTCGATACTCTAGCTCTTTTTCTTCCAAATAGGAAGCAGCAGATAGCATTTGCATATGAAAATCAAAATCCATCGTAGTAATAGATTTCAATTTTGGTTGTTCTTTAAGAATATGCGTCATACAATATTTAGTGAGAATTTGAAACTGATTAGATAGTCTATTTTCAATTTCTAAAAAACCAACATATCGTAATCGTGACTGTTGATAGATAAGAACTTCTCCATCAACAGATGCAAATGATCGTTGTCGCAACAACCATTTCGAAATCAATAATAGGTCGAAAGGGCAAGCTATAAACCGCTTACCTACAATCCATGAAAAACTTGGCCTGAATTGTGATGCTGTGAGATAATATTTTAGAAACAGGATAGGTAAAATTATTGGATATCCAAACAATAATTTAAAAAAAATAAATCTCAGAATAAACCAGGATTCTCCCCATGATAAATACAGGGATAGCAAATTTTCCAACAATAAAATCCATTTACTGTGCATAATAAAATTATCAATGAACGCTTCTCTAATTGCGTTCTTAAAACTTCGCATGTAGTCCTTAATCAGATTAAAATAAGTCATTTTATAGCTTTATCGAAATTATATAGGGCGTACTGTCAGTTTTAAAAGCGGGGTTTCTTTGAACACACCGTAAGTCATCCTTCTACCCTCAGGATCGGGCGCACTTCCTAAGTGCTCCAAACAACTATCATCATAAACTATCTCGTGCGTCGAATATAGAATGAATTTTTTCGTACAAGTACTTCCAACACGTCCTTCTGGTCGCTGATGGTATTTGTGACTTCTAGTCATCAACATTGCATTACCTCCTAAATGCTAATAGTTGTTATTGGTAATTTTGTATTTTCTTTTTGCCGGATATTGGTAGGACTGTCCTACCTCAATATTTCCCGGTCTTCCTATATTTAAGGGAGGGGGTGGTAAAAATCATCCGTAACAATAGAGTATATCATTCGGGCATCCCTAAGTGGGGAACTATACAAATCATATTAAGGGTAATTTAATATGAAACTTACAATGCTCATAGGCAAGGGCATTTTATCGATCTAAGATCGAATTGGGGTGTTGATAATATAGAAATATATTAT